CAGATGCAATAAACGCAATCAGGAAAACAGAGCGATATAAACAAATATGCCAAAAACTAACTATTTGCGAGGTAAATAATGATTAAAACACTACTTGAAATGATTGCAGGTGCGTTTTGTTTCCTGATTATGTATTGCTTTTTTATACTTTTATTATCTGCTTAGGGGAAATAACCATGAAAAAACGTGAATGTTTTAACGCCTTAATGAATCAATCAACCGACTGGATTCTAAAGTCTGCAGAGAATCCGAATCAATTTATGAGTAAGACAATTATTCTTTTGCATTATCTGGCTTTACGTAAAAAGGGTTTTTAAGGCGTTTTTCTACTTAGGGGGTTAATTATGAATCAAGATATTAGAGAAGCTTTAGCAACTATTCTGAATGACGTGATGAATAACCATGAATCGGGGTTTGAAAAGATTCAGGATAGATTCGGAATAGATTCTATTGAAGCAAATCAACACATTTACAATTTAGCACGTAATTTATGGACTGAATTCGAAATTGATTTAATGAACGTATAAAGCGTTTTAACTGCTTAGGGTTGTCTATGTACTGGCAACCCTTTTTTATCGCCTTAAACGGCGTTTTAATCGATTCTGAAGGGGATATTATGGGCAAACTTAAAGAAAGCCTGATCGTTGCAAGTGAACATACTGATTTAATTATCGATGAAACAATAGATTACCAACGGATTATCGATGCACTTATCGAAGGTGCTACCGCTTTCAATATGCTGTCGAATCATTGTCCGGTTGACGAAAAGCATTATTTTCAAGATAAACGCAATGAATTATTGAATTGTGCGGCAGTTATGCGATCTTTCATATAAGCCCTTTTAAGGCGTTTTCAGGATGGGATGGTATCTTTCCATTCCCATGCCTGAATTTTCAGTCCTACGCGCCCGTATGCGCGTTTAAACCCTATGTTGGAGGAAATATGTCCACTCCTAAGAAACTCTACGCTGTCACTCCGCTGGCACAACCGGACGCGCAGCCAAGTGCGAGACCCAAAAGGTTTAGCAAAACCCAAACCCCGAAAGCAACATCAATCCTAGATCAAAACTTTGCTTACACATCAGCGGCAGGTACAGACCTGAGAGCCAAGTTCAGAGCTATGGGATTCAAAACACCTAAGCCAAAAAGAGTTAAGTAATTGTTACTGCTTAATTTTTAAGCACCTATTATAAGTTTTTATATAGAGATAAAGAAAATAGTCGATAGTTCTTTGTATAAAGAACTATTCATTGTCTTTATATATATCAAGAACCATGCCAGATCAAAGTTATCCACAGGTTATCCACAGATAGATAGTCCCTATTGCTATCTGAAAACCCATAATTATTATTCATAGACAATAATCTGATAATCATTTACATTGCGTTTGCAGTATCTTTTTTAATGACAACTTAGGAGAAAACATGAAGTATCTATTCGCTTTGTGGTTAGCTGTTACTGCCCCACTTGTGTACGCATCATGCACATACAACACGTATTGCGACCAAGGACGTTGCGTTACTTGCACTACTTGCTGCTACGGAAATAGTTGCACAACCAACTGCTACTAAATTAGACAACCCTTTCGGGAGATTAGGAATGACATATTTAAAAGACATCAAACTGTGCGTAGATTGTTTTTTCTACGGAACACCACATAACCAGCGTGATCGCTGCTTACATCCCAAGCTAACAACCGTTGACCTAGTAACTGGTAATGCTGAGTTCCCCTACTGCTACGCAGAACGCAGAACACAATTGCCTAACCGTTGTGGAGATAAAGCCACTCTGTTTGTTTTAAACAATGAAGCAGAGATGGAACGACTAGAGCGTTTAAAAGAGCTTGAGGAGGCTATGCGTGAAGCCCCTACCCTATAGCCCCCAAGATTTAGATCGCACGATAGGAAGGCTTACAGCAGTCCTAGAGGACGAATTCGGTGATGACTTAGCGGGATGGGGAGCAGCCACTTTAATCCTGCTATCAACGATATTAGATATGACAGGTGTGGACAGACAAGAGATTGCCGATCACATACTGCAACCTATTAGGGGGGATTTGCAATGACTGACAGGGAATACATAGATGACTTTGTAAAAACCTACAAAGAACAAACAGGGGAAAGCATAGGGTTTGTTGACACCTCTGCTGGCAGACGAATCTATCTTAATGACATGACAGACGCAGACGCTCAGTTTGTAGCTATGTCATTTTCATTGATGGTTGAAACCGCAAGGGGGCAGTCATGAAATGTATCGTTAAAGATTGCGAGAACCACAAAGATCAAGGTGCATTCGTTGGTGTTTTATGTATGCCTTGCCACACGTTTTTGACTACAGGTGAAGGTAAATATTCTCAGCTTTACCGGAATACCGTAGCAGCAGAGCGAGAAGCGTGTGCGTTGGTGTGCTTAATGCCAGTTGATGAAATTCAAATCACAGATGATTGCAAAGAGTATGTGTACAAAGATTATCTGGATTGTGCAGCAGCTATCCGCGCAAGGGCACTCCAAGACATGAACAAAGAAGCTGAGAAGAATGGTGAGCTACTATGATTACTCTTACACGCGAAGAAGCGCAGAATGTTTTGAACTTGTTGATACTGTGGCTAGATGAGCAAGAAGAACCGGACACAGAAACAGCAGTCGAACTACTTCGCGCCAAACTAAGCGAACCTGAACCGAAGCCGGTGGCGTATCTCGTTTATGACAGAGGTGCTTCGAGTCAACATCTTGCATTTGATGATGAGCTTGGTGACATGGATGGGTGCGACATTGAACCACTCTACACCGCCCCACCACAGCGTGAATGGCAGGGGCTGACGGTAGATGAGTTTTATGATTTAGACGATGTTGGTCGAAAAATGATTTTGGAATACGGACGGTTGGTCGAAGCCAAGATAAAGGGAAAAAATTATGACAAGCGTTAATACAGATGATTTTGCACCAGAGGTACGTAATGCAGCATGGTGGTCAGGTGACAGCCGCCTAGCAGCTAATGGCAGGGCTGCTGACGCAATCCTAGTTAAGCAGGGAAAGAAGGAACCGCCTGATCTATCTGAGGTGGAAGAAGTACAAATGGGTAAGGTGATGGAACCAACCATTGCCAGACTCTTTCAAGAGAAGCACCGCATAGAACTCAAGGATGCTGACTATGTTCTTTCGCATAAGACTGAGCCGTGGCTTAAATCTCATTTTGACTACATCTCAGCAAATGGACGAATACTCGTTGAATGCAAGAACTACAACGCTGGCGTTATGTCTAAGTTCGACGAAGAAACAAACATGGTTCCTGCTGCTGATCTGGCGCAACTCATACACGAAGCTGCCTGTCATAACGTGGATGAGATTTATCTTGCAGTCCTGTTTGGTGGACAAAAGTTCAGAACCTTCCACTTCAACATTACTCAGGAAATGAAGGATGAGCTTGTCAAAGAGATGGCAAAGTTTTGGGGCATTGTTGTATCGAATGCCGAGCCACAGGCTAGTGATGTTGAATCAACCAAGCTTATCTGGCCTACTTCAAGTGAGGAAGTCGCAACTGCAACAGGCGCGGTTGAACAGGCTTGCGTTGTTCTTCAAGAGTACAAGGCACGTATCAAGCAGCTTGAGACAGAAGCAGAGAAAGTCGAGGTTAAGATTAGGGAATATATGGGTGCGAAAGGTTCGCTCGTTAGCGTGGATGGAAAGACGCTTGTAACGTGGCGTAACTCTAAGCCAAGCATGAAGTTTTCAAGCGAGTTGTTTAAACAAGCTATGCCAGACGTTTATCAAAAGTTTGTAGTTGAAGTAAATGGTTCACGTAGGTTCTTACTTAAATGATAGGGGATGAGATGAATGTATTTCCAACGTCAGTGCATCAGAAAGAAGGGATGACATTGAGAGATTATTTTGCAGCACAAGCTATGCAATCGTTACTGTGGAATCCTGATGCTAATTTAGATTCTAAAGATGATGTTTGTACAGCAGCTTATGAATATGCAGATGAGATGATGAAAGCGAGGGGATGAGATGAAAGCATTTCCAACAACAGCCCAAACATGGGATATACATAACGGCAGAGACTTATCTGGCATGGACTTACGTGATTACTTTGCGGCTGCTTTTCTTACAAACACATGGTGTGAAGGGAAAATTCCTGAAGATGCGGCAAAGGCTGCATACGCATACGCAGACGCATTGATGAAAGAGAGGGTTAAATGAGTAATTTAGTTCCGTACCAAGATATAGAAAAGATGGCAGTAGCAGTTGCCAAGTCTGGACTATTCAACGTCAAGACAGCAGAGGAAGCTATGGCTTTGATGTTGGTAGCACAGGCAGAAGGTTCTCACCCTGCTATAGCTGCGCGTGACTATCACGTTATCCAAGGGCGACCAGCCTTGAAAGCAGACGCAATGATGGCTAGGTTCCAGCAAGCAGGTGGGAAGGTGGAATGGAAGGAGTACACAGATGAGCGAGTTACTGGTGTTTTTAGTCATCCCGCTGGTGGGAGTCTTGCTGTCACTTGGACTATCGAGATGGGAAAGAATATCGGCTTGGTTAAACCGGGTAGTGGATGGCACAAATATCCTAGAGCTATGCTCAGAGCAAGATGTATTTCAGAAGGTATCCGATCCGTATATCCCGGCTGTGTCGCAGGTGTTTACACGCCAGAGGAAGTACAGGATATGGAGCCGCCAAAGCAAACTCAGGAAGTCAACATGGGCAAAGCGGAAGTCGTGGTTGAGGAAATAAATAAAGCGAAAGAGAGAAAAGAAGGTGAGACTTTTTTGCCTCTCTACGTGCCGGGGATGGACGAGCCGTTCAGCGAATCCACGGATTTAGCAGAATGGGAGATTTCCTTTCACGACATGGTTCACAAAATAAAGGCAAGCCAAAAGCTTACTAGCGATGTTAAACGCGAAAAGCTAAAGATGCTTAAAGATGCAAACGGTGAAGTAATAGACAAACTAGATGCGCCTACCAAAATGAAAGTAATGGCAGCCGCTAATTCGTTGGAGGAAGTATGAAGAACCATAATGAAAGACCGGGTAAGGGCGTTCTATTCACGAACGACAAGCGCAAGACAGATACACAGCCTCATTTGAAAGGTGGCTTTACTGCTGACAGAGATATTAAACAAGGTGAGTGGGTCAAGCTTGCAGGGTGGCGTAAACCTACTCCAGTAGGTGAGCTTATATCACTGGCACAGGATAACTTCATGCCTGATCCGAACTACAAGAAACCTACTGAGGGCAGCACAGTAAGAGAGTACAGCCCACAC